TGTTAACCAAAAAATATAGGTTTTAACAACCACTGATAGATTCCTATCATATCAATACACAAGAAAAACATATTCTGTACAAGCAATGGCCTGTCTTTCAACGTGGCAAATACATAGATTGCTATGATGTGTCCCGTTGCAAATATAGGAAACGCCCACTTAGACTCTGGAATATTGATAGATATCAATACGCCTGCACAGACAAACATGCCCGTTCCAATCCATTTCATCTTTTCAATGTAATTCATTTTTATGTGATTTCTCTCAATAGTATTGGTATATTTAGGTAAAGAAAAACCCAGTATCAATTAATGACACCAGGTTTTCCGCCTTACCCCTTTTTGTTCTTTTTTATGGATGGTACGTTAAGGTCTGACCCATCTTACTTTGAAATTGAAAGATTATTCAATTCTAAAGTGTTAACTCTACTAAGTAGAGTCTACAACAAGTACCAATGTCGATGAGAGAGGTTTAGAGGAGACATAGACACTCGTTGATTCATTAATAATAACATAACTATAACACAATGTCAACCCTTTTTACAGTTTTATTTATATAATAATTTAACTAATTCGTTCACTTCTTCCCAAGAATTGTAGCAATCGAACTGGAATTGCAGTCTGGTATCGGTTGTTGGGCTAACTGAATGTGATTTAGTACCCGAGTTTAGTATCACAATAGACGAAGGATACTGATATGTGAACAATATATCTTCAGTTTCATCTGTTTCGTGGAAGTCTATTGATTGTGGGAATGTAAGTGGAAACGTTATACACGTTGGTCGATAGGTATCGATGTGTCGTGCTAGTCCTTGATTTCTAAAATCACCAGCAACTAACTGCCAACCAGCAAATCCTGTGCCTTTAGAAGCATCAATGTAATCAAAACTTATATTGAAGTCTTTAAAGATATTAAGATAGTGTCGTATTATATCTTCTTCTAATAGTTTCTTATCGTAACATACATCTTGTGGTGTCTTGTTTCCATATGAACTCACGTAGTTTTTGAATTCATAGTTGTCTATGAAACTTAAGAAGTCATTAGGATTAAATTCTATTTGTGGAAGTTCTATTACAAAGTCGCTTGTGTCCATTTTACTTTGTGTTCCATGTTTTTATTTTTCGTGAATATGGGAGATTTTCGATTTTTAATCCATCATATGTGCCCCATCCAAATAATTCATTATTGAAGACATTATCGAAATATATTTCTAAACGTTGTTGATAGTAATCTATTTCATCTTCTACATTGTTTGTGAACAAATCTACTAATGTGTTGAACTTGCCAATATTCCAATCGAAGGTGCCTAATTCAAATTCTCCAGAAGGTCTAGAATTTAATTCTTGGAAATGTAATTTACCAGTTTTTCTTTCTTTAGAAAATTCAACAAGTAAAATTCTGTTTTTAACAGTTATGTGGTTTTTCAACTTTCTATAAAATTCTTCTACGATAGCAATATCTTCTTCTGCAAAGTCTACCCAAGGATATAGATATAGATACGCAATGTTATTACTCACTACATTGTCATCTCCAAATTTGCCCATACTATAATTGTATATGTGGTACTCACCATCATTATCAATTAACACATGTTGCATTATGGTACATTCGTAATCTATGTATCTCTGTGTAAAATCATTTTCTTTTGGTATGTAATCTTTTTTATCAACGACTTTATAATTGGTCCCGCCACCATATCCCTTGTCTAGTTTTACTATGATTTTATCATCAATGCTTCCCTCGCCTAAGGTAGGTATGTTCATTAACTTGCACACTCTGTCTTGTTCTTTCTTTGATGTAAAGAAATTTAAAGCCCGTTCATCAAATCGTGTTTTAGAATCATAGTGTATAGAAAGTTCATATTCTAAAGTAGTGCCCGAGAAATCATCTCTGCAATTTAAAATGTATTCAGGTTCAAAATCTAAAGTGTCTATGTAATATTGTGGATTATAATATTGGTCTGGCAGAAGAAATGTGATATAAGGTTTTAATTTTTCACTTACATTAAACTTATCACCAGCCTCGACTTCAAACATCTTAAAATTAATATCATACTGTAAGCAAAACTCTACTAGAGTTTCCCATTTTTTACGACCATTCAATATAAGTATATTTTTGGGTAATAGACTTTTATCTACGCCATCTGTGAATTTCATTTTACACCTGCTAAAGTAAATCTATTGAATACGTTAAGTTCTAATGTGTTTTCGTAGTGTATCTCACTGAGAGGATATTTGCTTTTGAAATCATCTAGTGATTTACAATTGTTTATATGGTCATCGATTACTAGATTATTGCTTTGTATAACAAGTTTTTTGCCTGGTCTAATTCTATCGAACCAATCTTTTGACATGTGTTCGCAACTAAGATTGATAATAGTATCAAACCCGTTAATTCTTTTGAAATCATCAATATCTATAGTTTCATGTCCAAGATAGTTTCTGAACATATAATTAAATCTACCACTAATGGCTTTGCATCTTGTGTCCATGTCAATTTCATAGAAATCTATATTAGGATATTTTTCAATCATTGCACGAGTAAGAAAGCCTAGCCATGAGCCGATGTATAATACTCTATTGGTATTATCACTTATGGCATCAAAGGCTAGGCTTGCTTGTTTTTTACTTTCAATCTGATTTGTATGGAATGCATCCCGCACTTCTTCGATAGTGAGATGTTTTGCAATCTCTTCATCGTACATCATATCTAAGAACTTTGGGATATATTCTTCCATACTGATTACTTACATATTGTTCTTTTTATCTTGGATTTCTGCTCTACGTACCTTTGTAAGTTTTCCGATATCGCCTAGTGCTTTTCTGGCACGAGCCGCTGAGGCTTTTACACCTTTTTCTTCAAACTTAGCATTTTCTGCCTGGTATGTTTCAATTGCTTCCATAATTTCTGCGTTAGTACTCATATGTTACTCCTGTGTTTTATATATGGCGCTTTCCTCTTCATGAGAAAAACTTGTGAAACCATTTTCTTTTATTACATTAAGAACGCTTTCGACCCGTCCTTGTAATTCTTCTTTGTGTGATATTAAAAATACACTTCTATTTCCATCTCTTGCCATCTTCTTAAGAATAGCAAGTGACGATTCGACACCATTGGTATCCATTCCGCTATCTATCAATTCATCTACGAATAACACGTTAATTGTACTGTATAATGACTCGAATATGTCACGGAAACTCCAACTTAAACCTAATATAAGTCGGTTTCTTTCACCCCTAGATAAGTTATCGAAGTCTAAATCACGACCTAACTCAGTAATTTCTACTGTTAAATCGCTCTGGAATATCACATCATGTGGTAATCCTAACTTATCTAAGTAATGTGCTAGACGAGAATTTAAATAACTTAAGTTCTGGTCTATAATCTTTTTACGAATAAAACTGTCTTTGTTAGTTAGTAGTTTCAGTAGGAAGTCTTGGTGTTCAAGTAATGAAACTAAAGAATTCATATGACCATAATCAACATCTTCTAATGCACTGTCACGCATGTCAGCAATTTGTTCTGCGTATGGGTCTTCTACATTCTTATTCGATTCAATCTGTTCTACTAGTTTGTCTACAGAATTTTGATGTTCGTATGCATCAGATAATGTAGGGTAGAACGTAACAGGCTTGTCACCTATGCTACCAATACTCTCAACTAATGTATTATGTTCTTTTAACGAAGTATCGTTTGTAGATACTTGTTCTACTGCTTCGTTCTTTAGTGTATTCTTACTTAGAAGAATTTCCTCTTGTTTCTCATCATGAATTTCTTGACCACACGAGTGACACTTATGTTCTTCAATCAATACTATTTCTTTGTTTAATCGTTCAATTAAGTTTGATTGCTTTGTTGTGTCTGATGTAATACTGTTAATCCAAGTTGTTGCTTGGTTTTTAGCAGTCAAGTTTTCATTGTAAGTTACCAACAGTGCATGTTGCTCAAGTTCACCTTTGATATCAATATGAGATAGAGAATTAAGTGCGGACTCTAATGCTTCTATATCAGTTGTTTGTTTAGTAGTCCAAACTCTTTGTCTACGTTCAATGTCTTTGATACTTTTTAGAATACGAGCATTTGTATCTTCTTTTGCTTTTAGTGTGTATTCTTCTTCTTTTACTTGTTCTTTTGTATTCTTTGAAATCTCTTTTAGAACTTCTGCTTTACGAGATAGTTCTGTAATTCCTAGAAGTTCTTCAATTAACTCTCTTTGGTCATTTGCACGTAATGACAAGAATGGTTCAGTGTATGTGTTAAGTGCAACAATATGTTTGAACATTGCATGAGAAAGACCAATGATACTCTCTACTTCAAACTGGGTCATTCGCATTTCACCTTGACCAGCGTTCTCTACACTGTTCTCACCAAGTTCCATACCATCTCTTAAGAAATGAAATACATTTGGAGAACGACCACGTTCAATACGATATTCATTTCCATTGTATGCAAAATCAACTGTGACCATCATGCCTTTGCCATTAGTCTTGTTGATTAGATTATTCTGTTTAATATTTGTAAGTGCTTTGCCATATAGTCCGTATGACAACGCATTGATTAGAGTGGTCTTGCCAGTTCCGTTACGAGAACCATCACCACCTAAATCTATATTATTACCTAGGACTAAAGTCAGTTCATCCTGGTCTAATTTCACAGCCTGGGTCACATTGCCCACACTCATAAAATTTCTTATTGTTATGTTCTTAATTATTAACAAACTTATACCTCTCTTGCGTAAGTTCCAAATTGTATTGGGTCAATTGATAATTCGTTGACGTTGATGTACTCTGGTTGACTAATTGTCCATACTACTAACTCTGCTATATACTCTACATCAATTAGTTTTCTATCTGGATGTTTCTTCATAACACTTGATGTTGTTAAACTTCCTGGTGAAATTAACGTTGTTTTTATGTTACTGCCACCCATTGCTTTGTAAGTCAAATCTCTGTTGTATGCTTTAAGTGCCTTCTTTTCTGTTGGATATCTCCAAGTTCTTCCTTTTACACCTGTATCAGCAGTTGACCCTATGTTTATAATATGTCCTTTTCTATTTGCTTCTTCCATCGCATTAAATACAGATTCGACAATCATAACTTGTTGGAACTTCCAGATTGCAGAATTGTTTATGAATATATCAAAGTCGCCTTCAATATATCTTTCTGCCAATTTTTTCTGACCTTCACTTGTGTCTAAAAAGTAGCCATTGCTTCTACTAGCAGTTTCATATTCTATATCGGGCATTGTATCAAACAGATTACAAATAGCCTCGCACAAGCCGTACTTACGACTTCCAGTGATTAATATCTTTTTCATAAGTTATTATATATTTCGATAAGTATGTTTTTATCAAAACTGCCGTTATTATCTAATGACGCTAACTGTGACACGACAATTTCATCTATTGTTTCAAAATGTATTTCAGCACCAGTGTCATTTTCATGTTCATTACTTTTGACTGGCACTAACGTTACATCACGTAACTTGTATGTTTCTACAAATGTATCCTTAATAAAATTTGCTTCTTCATAAGAAATATCTATATCTAGTGTTATCTTTACTGTTGTCTTTGGTACTAGAAACTTATCTGGGTCATCTAACAGTTTAGATAATGCAATCGTTCTGTATTTTGGTGCATCTTTCCAAGTAAAGAACTCTGGTTCTTTATCCCATTCTAAGTACATCCAACCTCTATCATCATCCCAGTTGTCTGAGAAGTTATGAGGGAATGCATTACCAATATAAATTACATTGCCTTTTACTTGACGTTGATGAAAGTGTCCAGTGAACACATAGTCTTGATTAGTAAACATACTGCCTTTAAGACCACCGTGGTCAGGCATTTCAATCATTGCATTGAGTTTAAATGTTGGTAACTCTAAATGACTAAAGATGTATTTTGTCTTTATCTTAGGAATCTTCTTCCATTCATCACCGACTAACCATGGCACAATACCGACATCACCCTCTATTAGCGTATCTCTTACTAGCACTACATTAGGTAAATCGTCAATAAATTCCATAGAGTTTACATCACGGGTTTCACGGTAAAACAAATCGTGGTTCCCTAGAATGACATAAACTTTTTCGAATGCTTTGCTTAGTCTTCGTAGACCAGCAAGACTGTATTTCATTGTTGATATGTTTAGACTTGACCTGTTATGGTGCCAATCGCCTAAGAATATACAAGTTTCGCAATCTCTTTTCTTTGCGTCCTCTATAAACCAATCAACGAAATCTAAGCAATCTTCATTGTGCTGTTTTGCGTTGTTCTTCAGACCCCAATGGATATCTGTAAAACAAGCGGCCTTTTTGAATAAGTTTTTAGTCATTATCGGCGTAAATCTCTTTAATGGTTTCTGTTGGGATAGCATCGTCTGTAATTTTTGTTTTGACGACTTTCTGCCAACGCTCCTGAGATTTCATTTCGTGTGCTAGTTGTCTTGTCCAACTTGGCGCCTGTCCTGCTTTTTCTAGCAAGTCATCACGAATGCCTTGATTTTTCTTTTCTATGTTAAGTACACGAGTGAACGAATTGTTTACTACTGTTGTGTAGTAAGCAAATGGGTTATCACTCTTATCTTCGTTAAATTGTAGTCCAATCTGTGCTAATTGTAGCAATGCTTGTCCACGCATTTCATCAATATATGTATATCCACGCCAGTTAGACCTCTGAGAATATCGTTCTACTAACTTGATATACATTGTTGCCAGAATAGCAGTAATTTTGCCAGAACTCAAATCAAACTCTTTATCTTTATTATAATGTGATATTCCGACTTCGTTGAGTTTTCCATCTACAAACGTATAGTGAGTAAATGCTGGAAATGGCAACTTTACTTTGTGGTCTGCTACTGTCTTTGGATTTGCTTTTCTACCTGGTTCGTCTGGTATATGGTCAAATCCCATTATACGAAATACAATTTCATCTTCAGAAAAAGAATTAGGGTCGATTTCAAAGTCTACCTGCTTCTTCTTTTTATCATCATTAGCATCCCAAGCCAGTTTTTGTAAGCGTTTCGCTTTATTCTGTCTTGCTTGTTCTACTGCATCAGCAATGTCATCAGTTGAATATAAGATAATTTCATGCTGATGGTGTTGGTCCCTATCTTCAAACCAAGAATAGTTTGATTTAGAGATATGAATTTGTTTAAGCATATCCTTATTGTTTAAGTAGTTTTGCCTTCTTGCCATAGTATATTTCTCCTAATTTAATACTATTATAACACTATTTGTTAACGGATGTCAAGTGTTATAATGCCTATATAGTAAAAATCTTCAGGTCCGAAAACTTCGCATATAATAGAACGATAAATACTGTTATAATAGTTTAGGAGTAAAAGTGATGGCAACCCCATATTACACAAAACAACCAGTATATTTAGAAGACCCTAGTGGGAAATTTGACGTTGACGATGAATTTGGTAACAGATCCAACATCTTAAATAACCCTAATGGAACTGATGCAAGGTATAAATTCCAAGGTCCCAGAAATAGTTATTTTGGTAAAGACGGCACCGCCAGCACCACCAGACTTAACTTTCCTTTTACTCCTACAATATCAGTAATTCAAAGTGCAAACTATTCGTCATATGATATCGACCACAGCAACTTTCAGCAAAGAGCATTCGTTAGTCATGCAAATATGGACCTTAATATCACTGCCCCAATGCTCGTGAGAAGTGAAGAAGAAGCAGAATATGTATATAACGCATCAGTGTGGCTTAGAAGTACAATGAAAATGCAATGGGCAAATGATAAGAACCCCGGTCAGCCACCACCGATATTGCGATTTAACGGCCATGGAATATATAATAATGTTCCTTGTGTTGTTCGTGACTTTACGTGGAACTTAGATTCTGATATAGATTATGTAAACTATAAAGATATGAGAGTTCCAGTTATGAACATGTTTGTGTTGTCGCTAACCGTTTCATACTCACCTAAGAATATACGAGAAAAATTTAGTGTAGAGTCTTATCTAGCAGGCAACTTAAAGGATGAAGGCTATGTATAAAAATAATTCTCCATGGAGTAAAACAAATATAATTGACGACTCAATATTAGATTTAATCACGTTCAGAAACTTATATCCTGACCCATTCGATGAGGTGTACACAATACCAACAGAGTTTGATGAGCGACCAGATTTATGTAGTTACCAAATGTATGGTACTGCAAAATATTGGTGGATTTTCGCCGCAAGAAATCCTAATGATATAATTGACCCTATTAGAGATTTTTCTGCAGGAATTAAAATTAGAATTCCAAACATAGACAACATTAGTAACATGGTATAATCAGATGGCGATAGAGACCTTTAGCGATATTATAAAACTGTATGAGAAGGATTTTATAGAAAATCCTCTAGACAGGTTTGACTCCTATACGTATTCACTAGAATGGTTTGTAGTGAACCATATTGATACACGTAAATTTCAGATACAAGAATCCCAACTATCATCAATTATTGCCAAAGACGAATGGCCAGGACCCGAGTCACAGTATATAACAATTGCCAAAACAGCCTATACTACAGAATTTAACATAACAAATCTAAGTATTACCTCTGTTGGTGTGGGAAACGCAAACCATAGTAAACTTGCCGGTACAGCAGATAAACTTGAATTTACTTGTACTCAGGTTGGAAATACAAGTTTAGCAGATTCACTTCAGGCTGCGATAGCATTATGTGGATATAAATCCATTTCAGATGCAGTATACTTTATAAAAATTAACTTCTTAGGCGCAGACGGTCAAAAACAAGAAAAATTACCCGATACAAAAGTGTTTCCGTTTAAAATAAGTGCCTACAACCAAGTAAACACCTCTACAGATTCTAGAGGAACAACTACAGTAATTGCTGGCCAAGTTGCTCTTGATGAGTCTGTGTCTGATGGATTTTTATCTACAATACAACACGTTTTTACATATAATTGTGGCAAAATGTTTTCTTTAAAAGAAACATTAGATAGTTTTTTTACAGAACTAAATTTACAAATTGATGAAAATAATAAACACTTAGAGGGCTCAATGAAAAATGAGTATTCCTATGAGTTTTCTGACCAGTTTTTCAACTATTTTTCAAAATCAGCAATGCCACCAGCAAAAAAAGGTACAACACTTACTGGAAAAAATAATGCTATAGAATTAGGCGATTCAATGCCAGGACAAAACATATATGGAACGGTAGAAGAGATTATTCTGAAATCTGTCGATATTACAGGAGAGTTGACTAAAGATAATCCTAGTTATACTAGAGTAGCCAAAATTACTCCTATGATGGCAATGAAGATAAATGGATTCAATCCAGTAAAAGGAACACAAGCATATAAGGTTGTCTATTATATAGATTTTCAGATGAAAATAGTTGAGCAGAACATGACTGACTTTTTCACAAAAATAAAAAACAATAAGGCAAATTGTTTATCTTTATTCGATAGAGGACATGTTCATAAGAAATATGATTATCTATTCACTGGAAACAACGACCAAATATTAAATTTTGAGATTTCATTACAAGCCGAATTGCAAAAAACGTATATAACCCCTGTAGATTCTTGGAAAAACATAGACTTTAGTAAAGATAATCCTTCAGGCAGAAAACTAACAGACGCCCACAAAGAATTACAACTTAAGTTAAAAGCAGATGTAAAAACAACTCAAGCGGCATATGAGAAAACAGACAAAGCGATTGACGTTATTAACAAACGAATGAAGGAAGAGTCCGCCACTTATAGAGATAAAATAATGGCTGCCTTGGCTACCAAGTCGGGCGATAGAAGATTCAAGGATATAGACATCGAGGAAAAATACGGTTCTATGACTTTTGAAGAACTGATGACTGAGTTCAAAATAGAAGAGGGTGGGGTGGCTATCACCGGCCCTGTTAATCGAAGTCAGAAGAAAATGATTGCTGGTATCAACGCTCACAAGATGAGAACGAGCAAGTTGAAACTCCAAAAGCAAATAAAAGAATTAAAGCAAGCCTTAGCGGAAAACAAGATATCACTGACTGAGGCAACTGATATGTTAAATGAAACTATGCAAGACATCACTGCAACAAATTTATTAAAAGGAGAAACAGACCGTATGGGTGCCAGAATGGATGGATATAAGTCTTCCACTGCATCTATGTTTGACTCAATGAGGGATAAAAATACCCCAAACATAATATTAGCAGAAGAACTTGGCGATGATTATATTACTACGCTATCTAACGATGACTTTAGGACAATTCTCACAGCACAGGCACAGAACCCTATTCAATTTGAAAGTCTCCTATACAAAGACGCATCCGGTAATTTCACATCATCAAGTGGCGATGCAGAGGCTGTATTGCAAAATGCCAAAACAAAATATTATGAATCAAAAGGCGGTGAGTTGAGTATGGTCAACGCACAAATGACTATTAAGGGTGACCCATTCTTTATAGAAGGATACATGCCAGCCAACACAAAGAAGGTTTTATATGAAAACGGCGGAACATTACTTGATAAATCCTTTTCACCTGTTACTTCATTTGCAAATGGCTTCCCACATATAGTGATAAACTCAGGAAAAGCAAAAGGAACAGATATCAACGATAATGTAATTACTGGCAACTTGATTTTAAGTTTATATGCAGTAAAAGGAATTACAAGTGATTTTTCTGGAGGGTTATTCACCCAAACTCTATCTCTTGTGAAGAACACATCTGCCGAACATTTTACTAAAGATGTTGTTGTGGCAGAAATAGAAGAACTAGACGATGTAGACGTGGTTGAAACTAACATAGTTATAGTAGAACTTATCTCTGAGGCTGAAAAACAAGCCGCATTTACAGCCAATAAACTAGCGGGATTATTGAAATCGGGGCTTTCACTGGACGAGGCAACCAAAGTAATTGCAAACGGTGAGTTAGCAGTTAGAATGGCACTCGACAATCATATGACAAAGAATGACGCTTTCCCACTAGGTGGTGCTTACGGAACTGGTGTTGATGGCGGTCCACCAGATGACACAACATTTAAAGAAAAACTAGCGAATGGGTGGGATGCAATAACAAGTGTTTTTTCAAATTCAACTACAAATGAAGTGAAAGTAAAGCCTATTGTTGATAATTCACACGTAGTATTAGAAAATACAGCGGCGACTCTAGGCATAAATGGAAATAATCTCACTGGTGATTTGGGTAAACATGATGCACCTCTACTAGATAACATGGTTCGAAGAAACAATGCTGATGATTATATTCAATCTACTAGAATTTTAACAGGCGCATGTCGCGGTGGTGATGAATCGGCATGTACTGAAATATCATCAGCACAAGATGCCTTACTAGCAACAATAGGAGTTACGCCAGAAGAAAAGGGTACTGGAGCCGCAGTAACAAAAATGAACAATTACTTCAATAACGTTATTGCTGACTCGGGAACCCATGCAGATTTTGTTTTGTCAGAAGAAGAAGTGGCTGCATATTCAATAGCAGTGGGTGGTGAATTAAATATTACTGGACATGACCAAAAGAGAATTCAAAAAATAATTAAGAAAGCAACTGGAGAAAGAACTCCAAATATAATCTTAGAAGAAATTAAAGCGAGGAAATATAATCTACCAATGGGTGCATCACACGACAACGGTATATTAAACGGAACAGACCCTTTACTCAATGCAAAAGTAGAAGGCGTGGTGATAAATGGAGAAATACCCCATTGGCCTGGGGATAAGGCGGACCTCTATAGTGCAGACCTCACTGCGGAGAAGACAGAGGAAGGCTTTTTTAAGTCATTGATTTCAAAGACTGTAGACAGCACTAAAAGTTTCTTTGGTTTTGAGACAAGAAAACTTGAGATTGTTGACATTGAAGAAAACACATTAACCTCAACTGAAGCATATGACGTAAAAGTATTATCTGACGAAATCGCTCATATTATTGACTATGATTCAGTAACAAGTGATGATGTTGCAGAAGACTGGTATGGAAGAAGTTCTGGTGTTTTAGCGGCACAAATGATGCAAGGCGGGTTAACACTAGACGAAGTTGCTCGTGCCGCCATGGAAAATGCTCAGAAAAATAGAATAACACAGTCATTAAAAATAGATGGCTTGTCAGATGATGGATGGGTAAATGTAGAGGCATACGCTAAAGGAATCAATGATATTGCTGCCGGTACAGCCGCCAATGGTACTGGTACTAGAAACAATTTAACCGATGCAGTCAACACACAGACTCTAGGTGAGACAGTGACCAACGATGTAGCAACAGCAACACAACTCACATCAAAAACGAGTGGTTATTACTTTGATTACCTGCAGAAACAAGAAGATATAAAAACTTTACAACAGGTTGAATCAGATATAGCAAAAAATCATCTTGCTCTCCCGACAGTAACAACGACTGCGGTAAGAACAATAGTAACGGATGGAGTCACAGAATATATTCCAGTAACGACTCCAGTTTCGCAAACAAAAATAGAGTACCAACCAATTCTAGTTATGCCTTTAGAAAACGCTTCTCTTAATACACTTGATGTTTATCTTCCTTCTCAAAGGGGCGATGAATTACTCAATAAAAATGTATCTGTAAATGAAGTTGCACAACTGGATCAGGCAAGAAAAGTGTATGACTTGATAACTGATATTCATAGTACTACAATAGAAGTTGATGATGAGTACACGAATACGAAGGTGGTGGTAAAAGACTATAATAATCTTCCACCATTAATATATGTTGATTCAACTGGTGCTTCTAAAACGATTGATAATCCTAGTGCTTACTTTGGTTTATACACGAACACATTTGATGATTCAAATCCAGCATTCATGTCGGATTATATCATGCTTAAAGAAAAAATATCAGATTTATTCCCATCAATAACAGTAGGTCAGCCAACTTATCCAACCGATGGCACGAAAGATTTTGATGGCTTACAGATTTACATGCGTGAAAGCCTATTTTATATAGACAAGACAAAACCACCAGGGAGTACAATATGGTAGATAGTACATTAATACAGAATAGAAATGATAAACAAGCAGAGAATACAAGTCCTATTCTTGCAAGATTAGGTAATATCTATAAAGCAGTTGTTATTACAGAAACACCTGCAGGAGAAAAATTGATTGACACCACTGGACAAGGTAGAGTCGCCGCCTATATTCCATCACTTGGTATGTCACCTGAAGTGCCTAGAATATTTAGCCACGCAAAAACTGGCTCCATGTTCCATGTTCCTGATAAGACAGGTATGGAAATTCTTGTATTCTTCGCAGACGTTAACTCAACGGATGATTCGTATTGGTTTGCAACAGTGTCAGATACAGTAGATATAGTTGCTGGTGGTATTAAAGGAAATCCAAAGGTTGATGGTTCTGGCATAGGTGAAGGCGCATTTGTTGACACTCCTGTTATGAAAAATCACCTTGATGCAACTGCGGCTGAACTAGACGGTGCAGAAATTCCTAACTCCGCAATGAATAAAATATTAGGCGCACAAGGAACATTTAGTGATGACCTTAGAGGTCCAACAACTACTACTCCTCGTAGAGACGGTGGATATATAAACAGCAAAGGCGAACAATCAACCCAACACTCTAAAGTTTACGGCATGAAAACATCGGGTGGCTCATCTATATCAATGGATGACGGAAGCATAGAAGATAACGGTACTGTACATCCTGAGCAAATAAAAATAACAACATCTTCTGGTAGTTCGATTACGTTAGATGGTGGTAATGATTTTATTCATATTATTAATAGTAGTGGCACTGGATGGATAGAGATTGGAGCAAGTGGAGAAGTGAATGTATATGCTAACGGTTCAATGAACATGAGAACTCAGAAAGACTTTAATTTACGAGCAGACAAAAATATTAATATCGAAGCAGGAGAAAATATTAATATGCGTAGTATTAAAACCACTAAGATTAATGCAGGCGAAGAATTACATTTACGAAGTAAGGGCGACCAATTTTTCACAGGTGAATCAGCAATGAAGATTAATGTTGGTATTAGTTGTTATGTAACTACTGGCAATATGTTAGAGTTAAATGGTCCAATAGCACCAAAATCAGAACTTATTTTAGTGAGTGAGAAAGCAGATATTGATGAAAACTTAGAATCAGTAATACTTAAAGATACGATTGTATCTGAGATGCCATCGCATGAACCATTTACTAGACCTCATGCTAAAAAACTAACAACAAGTGACTTTGCATATTCACAAGCAAGTGAAGAAGGTTTAAAGAATTCAGGAACAAAATAATGATATATGATAAACGACCAGGCTCATTGCTAAATTATATCCAAATGCCATTAAATGTTATAACAGATATTGGCACATTTTTAGGAATAGATTACCACGAAAATGGAAATCCGACTTATATTCTTTCCCACATAAGAGTTGACCTGAATGATGTGAAAGATTTAACATTTTCATCAGTGAGCAAAGACGCCATCATATTAGATAACACACCAACAACTACAGTTCTCAATAACGTAGTGGGCTACAACTATAATATTTCAGATACAGAAATAGAATATGGTTATATTACTTCTGCCTCTACTCGTGTAGATATATCGGCAAAGAAGATAACGACTGGAGCGGCACAATTTATTTTAGAGAAACAACTAAGAAATATTGGCAATGTACTAGAGAAATTTATCACAGTAAAGATTGCACAACCACAATATGATGCGTTACTATATCACTTTTTTTATGAAGGTGTTAGTACTATAGAAAAGAGTACAGTCACAAAACTTATAAACACAAAAGATTGGTATTCAATAACAGACGAACTTCAAAAAGATATAAAGAAGAATGGCAAGGTTGATAACATTCTTGCTCAACGTAAAATAAAAACTGCTCAGATGTTTAGTTTCGTACCTGGTATCTAACGCTTATCTATAACTTTATCTGCTAGTCCAAACGCAACAGTCTCTTCCGCTGACATAAAATTATCACGTTCCATTGCTTCTGTTAATTCTTCGAATGTCTTTTCGGCAGTATTATGTGTTACATAAATTCCAGTTAATCTCTCTTTCATCTTCATGATTTCATCTACTTGAATCTTCATATCAGTTGCTTGTCCACCAGCACCACCCGATGGTTGATGAATCATTGTACGTGCGTTAGGCAATATATATCTTTTACCTTCAGCACCTGCTTGTGCTAGTAGTGAACCCATAGAACATGCTTGCCCCATTACTGTTGTTGCTACTGGAGAAGTAATGAACTGCATAGTATCATATATTGCCATGCCAGACGTAACTGCTCCACCAGGAGAATTGATATAAAAATGTATATCTTTGTCTGAATTCTCTGCTTCTAAGAACAATAACTGGGCACAAATCAAATCTGCTTGGTAATCATTCACTTCACTAGTCAGAAATATAACTCTTTCTTTTAATAAACGAGAGAAAATATCGTAACTGCGTTCTCCATTTGCTGACTGGTCAACGACCATTGGTACTAAATTTGGCATAATTTGTTATCCTTGTTGTGATTATTACTATTATTTAGTACTATAATAACAGAATTGCATCCATTTGTCAATCAAAAACTGCGAAGTTTATGTAGAGATAAATACATGTAACATAAACTACAGAGAAAATAATAGATATGCCAACATTCGCAGGGTTCAGTACCAAAAATTTAAAAGCAATAAATCACGAGTTACATGATAAAGACTTGGTGATTGAAGACCTTATGAATCATATCATGACTCGTAGGGGTGAACGTGTGATGTTGCCTACTTATGGGTCAATTATACACGAAATGATGTTTGAGCCACTAACTGCTGAAACTACTGAGTTAATTAAAGAAGATTTAACGAATATTATAAACGATGACCCAAGATGTACCTTTGTTAGTGTAGAAGTTACAGACTCGGACCATACAATAAACGCTATGTTGAGACTTGCAATTCTGCCTACAAATGAGCCAGTAGAATTAAGTATCGATTTAGACAGAGAATAATAGAGAGACCATTATGAGCCAAGAACGTACAGACAATCTATTCGCAAGTGAAAGTTGGACAGCAGTATATACAGCATTTTCCAATATTAGCCTTAAAGCATATGATTTTGACACAATTAGAACAGCACTTCTAGATTATACAGCACAGACTTATCCCGACAAGTTTAATGACTTTGTTGCAAGTTCTGAATTTATCGCAATCTTAGATTTAGTCGCATACATGGGACACAGTTTAGCATTCAGATTGGATATGAATACCCGTGAAAACTTCATGGACACTGCTGAACGTAGAGCCAGTATTCTTCAAATGGCAAAATCACTTGGATATAATAAGACACGCCCAATCAACGCAAAGGGCTTTATGAAGATTTCAAGTGTCACAACTAATGAAGAAGTATTGGACAACGAAGGGTTATCTCTTGCAGGAAAAATTGTAAATTGGAACGACAGCAATAATGCTGATTGGTATGAGAACTTTATTGGTGTTCTAAATTCGGCATTCACTGGAAATACAAAAATTCAAAATCCAGCGTCTACAATGACTCTTGATGAGGTAGACTACTCTTTATATGAAATAAATGAATCTCCAACTTCAAAGAACATAAATTATCCATTTGCTAGTTCAATAGCAGGCGCTTCCAGAAATTTTGAGGCAGTCCGTATTGTGCTAGACCAGACACTAACAACATTTTACGAAGACGAACCAAATCTTTCTAAAAAGTTTACACTTATAAACAGAAACGACAACTTGGGCTCTGCTAGTGATAGAACAGGATTCTTTGTTTACGCAGTTGCAGGACAATTGGGGTACGAAGATAAAAATTATAGAACAGTGATTTCAAATAGAAGACAGAAGGTAAATGGAGTAAACATATCAAACAGTGATGTTTGGGTTACGAAAACGGATTCGAATAATACCTATGTTTCAAGTGTAACGAAAGTAGACAACTCTACCCGTGAAACTGCAATTTATAATGCTTTACGAACGGGCTCTGGCGATATAGTAAGTGTGGGTTCACTTGACAATAACTCAATCGAATTAACTTACCCAGATGGCGTATTTGGTAATGCCGCAAGTGGCAACTACAGAACATGGTTCAGAACAGCAGACAACGATAACTTTTCTGTAGAATCAAACGACATCACTAACGTAGATATAACAATTCCATATATAGGAAGTGACGACAGAACATATAGTCTAACATTCACAATGTCAAGTACTAAAGACTTCTCTGAGAACTACGCTGGCGAAACATACGCAAGTGTTCGTAGAATTGCACCTAGAAGTTATTACTCACAAGACAGAATGGTAAACGCACAAGATTATAACGTATATCCATTAAGTCTCGGCAGCAACGTAGTTAGAAAAGTAAAATCAGTAAACACATCATTTGCCGGCAAATCTCGCTACTTTGAGATGGACGATGTAATCGGGCATCACTCAAATTTAAGTGTGACGGGCACAGATGGAAGTCTATTTGTTGAAGATGAAGTAGTAAAAGTTCCTTTAAGTTATAACAAAGAACAAGGCAAAAGTGATAATTTTATAAGAAATGAACTTACTAAAGCAATAAAACATCCGAGCCTATTGAATCAATTTTACTACAAGTATAATAATGCGGTTGGTATAAATGTACCAGTGAACAAATCATTTACAGTATCCACAAATAATTCAATGATTGTAAATGCTACAATAGATGGCAAAGTATTTGAAGGAGATATTTTTGAATTGACTATTGGCGCAATAACAACATATGCAAAAGTTGTAGCAATAGGTACAAAACTTAGTGACGGTACAACAAACTATACACTAGATAAATCAATTTCAGGAAAAACTGGTGCTAACTCCACCCAAAAAATTGTAAAAATGATAAGAGGTGTAAGAACAAAATTCACAGACGCAGAGGTTAAAGCAATTAAGGCCAAAGTAGACAGCGTTTCAGAAACAACATTTACATTGAAGTATGCACTGAAAGCCGGTATGGCACAAGAATGGGAATGGCAAATTCACACTGGGGCTACTCCTTCACAAATACATGTAGTGTTTAACTACACTTCTGGAATTAGAGATAATGAATCAGAATACCTAACACAATTTACCGGTAAAAAGGTTGCATTTGAAAGTAAAGAGCAGGTTAAGTTTTTCTATGGCAACAATACTAATGTAGTCGATAATGAAACGAATCTAACTCAACGAGATACAATATATCTCAATTACTTATCAGGTTCTGACCCTGTATTTAAATATACAGCATCAGAAACTAATGAAAAAATTACAGTGGGACAAGCACCAATTTCTAACTCAGCAGTTTATAACAGTACGGGTGCACAATTTACCGCCAAATATCTACACACTGGTACCAGAGAATCATACAACTTCACTCAAACTAGTGGCGGTGTTGAAGGCCTAACTTATTCACATGCTCTGGTATCACCAGATGGTGTAGAATATCCATTAACTAGAGCCCAGATATATTCACCAACAACTGATACCGGTAAAGATATTGGTGATGCGACAGATTTAGGTTTAGGTGATGAAATAGACAAACTTACTCTGAGAATTGATGACTTATCTACCGTAACATCATTAGCAGGCGAAATTGGACTAGACAGTGTGGTATCAGCATCAACAGACACAAATCTTTCAACATCAAATATTACTATCAACTACTCTGGCGCTGAAGACCATTCTAATGCAGACAGTAGTTTTGCAACAATTAGCACGGCTGATTTGAATACTTTTGCATTCAAAGGAATTCCATCAACAACTTATTTCAGTAATGCTGGTAGTAAATTTTCGTTTATTGACACGACTGATAATGTTGAACAAAGTGGAACAGGCATAGTAACTTCTTTTGATACTGGAACTACAGAGTATACATTTACTTTGCCATTCCAACACGCAGACACTGATGCAAATGCCGCCGGCAATCAGAACCAATTAAACATCAACACACTAGACCAAGATATCAAGTTCAAACAATATCCATATGGACAATTTACAATATCAAGTGCAACCGCACTTACCACGAGTAACGTTCTTCTTAGAACAGAAACTGGTTCTTTTATTGATGCAAACCATACTACAGTTACACTCGTTTCTGGCACAACATATAAAATTGTATTCTGGACATATGCCGTTTCACTACTTGACAAAATTGACGTATTTACTGGCTCACCGGCAACTCTATCAGATATTGCTGGCTTCTCAGTGAGAGTATCAGCATCATTCAAATTACAAGTTGAAGGAAAACAAATAGATACGGCATACAAAACATTAGCATCACACGTATATGACGACTACTACACTACTGCAGGTTACAAAGATAATACAAAAGTTAAGTTGTTCGCAGGAAATACAAACGGTAATCCATATGAAGTCTTTACCATTACTGCTGGAAAGAAAATGGTAACAGAATCATATAAAGTAGAAGGAGTAACATACGACAGAGCATCGAATTATGCATATGCGGCACCAGAAGACTTTAAGGATGGCGCCTTTGTTCCAGGAGTTCCAGATTCAACCGTCCCTTTGACTGCTGTCTTGTGGTATAACACAACTCCCGCAACACCAGTTTGGTATAAACGAATAGCCGGAGTTTGGTCTACAGGTATAAACAACATTGTCGGCAGTGGAGAAAACATAGTACACAACTCAATATCATATTCAGTGAAAGAAGGAGTATCATTTGTCGAAGACACATTTACAAGTTTCAGATGGGACCATTATGCAGATTTAAACAAACGAATAAATCCTAGCACAAGTAATATTATTGATATGTATGTGTTGAGTTCTGATTATGTTAGAAATGTAAGCAAATGGATAGCAAAAGATTTTACAACTAAACAACCAGTACCACCAAATAATTATGAATTGAAAAAACTAATGACTACAATTGAGCCTAAGGCTGCCATTGCAGACCATGTTGCTTATATTCCCGCAGAGTTTAAATATCTATTTGGTTCATATGCTACAACAGAGAATCAAGCAGTGTTTAAGGTAATTAAAAAGTTGGGAGTTGGATACACAGACAGCGAAATCAAAACCGCAGTGTCTACGAAAGTGAATGAATACTTTTCAATTGACAACTGGGATTTTGGAGCGACATTCTACTTCTCAGAACTGGCGGCATACTTGCATCAAGAACTAGGAGACTATATTTCGAGTGTAGTAATTACTCCTAAATATTCTACGAATGAGTTCACAAAGTTACTAAGTATCTCTTGTGCATTGAATGAAATATTTATGGCAGTAACAACATCAAATGATGTAAAAATAATTACACAATTATCACAATCTGAATTAGTAGGCGAATAACATGGCAAAGAAGATTTATGACTTTTTACCAGGACACTTAAAGAACCGCGAGTTAGAAACAATATTCGAGTCAACTCTTGACCGTGCGTTCTCTGTTGGTGAAATGGAAAAAACAAAAGCGTTTGTTGGTAGAAAAGAAAAAGGAATATTCAAAAGTACTGACATATATCTTTCGTTCCCACCACAATCATACGCAAGAGATAATTATGGGTTAGAGCCAACCTTTACAAACAGAGATGCGACTGATAATATATTCTACGAAGATTTACTCAACGCAATATACAATAAAGGCTCTCTTACAAACGACCATAGAAGATTATTCAATAGCAGTAAAACATTAAGCACTGTTGCCTTGCCAATAGATTTAGATAAATTTGTTAACTTCAGTATGTATTACTGGGTACCATCAACATTTCGTTCTGACATATTTTCAGGAACAGATATTAAACATTACGTCACCCTTGACCGTAGCCTAGAGAAGCCATTTGGCACAAATAACTGGTGGTCGAAGAATAATAGTTGGTATCACTATGATGACATCAAAGCATATATCACTGACTCAAACTTTAAGTTAATAACACAAGCATCTCGTCCAATCATAGAATTTGACAAACATATAAAACTTAGTACAACAAGTCAAGCCAAATCTGTAAGTGATACAGCATGGGCTTTACCAACGTTTCAAACATTTGATTCTAGCAATGAATACAAAGAAGATGCAAAATTGTTTCATTATGTTGTTAGCGACAATTATGTAACAGATGCAGAACTAGGGTTTAAACCTAAGACGAAAGCGGGCGATTACTATAGTGAATTTGTATTTAATATTGACTTATTAGAAACATCAACGTACAAGTGGAGAGATGGGACGATTGATAGTTATAAAGAGTTGATGGTATACACGACTTTTGATTATAGAAACTTAAGACAAGAGATTGGCGACAAACTTACAGTTTCAACTATTGAACTTCTCCAGTCTCCTAAAAATTTCAATTCAATAGATTTGTATGTAGATGGTAAAAAGCAATTAGGAAACTATACATTCGATAGTGCTTCAAAGGCAATTACACTAACAAGTGCAATTTCTGGAAACATATATGTTGATTATTGTACTTCAACTCCTGTTGTTTATGAAGGTGATAAAGTATTTCAAAGATTGAACCCTGCCCTAGAATATAACGTTGATAACACTTCATACGTTAATAAAGAAATAGTATACTCTACTCTACAAGAGCATTTGACTCGTATAATCGAAACAACTGCTACATTGACTGGCGATGCAAATGCTTCAAACAACTACAGAAACATTGGCGATACAACGAAGAAATTAAGACACGCAGATAAGGGCAGTATACTAGTTCGTAACAATGTAGATGTTAAAGAGGCGTACTTTGCATTAACAAGAGAAGATTATAATCCACTAAAAGCAACAGAATTTTTATCAAATTCTTATAACGGATATAAGAACAAACTAATAACAACAGTTGTAAACACATTATCAAGTAGTGCTAGTGATACTAAAACAGATTTACAAATTCTAGAAGATTCAATCAGTAGTATATCTCAAGGAAAACATACAAGTGTAAGTATTTTTAGAGACAGTTCTATGATAAACTTTGGTGAGAATAATTCTCATTATCAAACACTTGATGTTGATAATAACGGTAATGGTGTTATTGCCAGCAAAATACAGACCATGCCTACATTCAGAGACTCTATAGGAGACGACAAAAATATTGTTATAATTCTAAACAATGTTGTACAGATACTCAACGTAGATTATACGTTATCTTCTGGCGCAACAGAGATAAACTTTACGACAAAAAGGGCAATTAGTGATGTAATAACTGTTAGACATTACATTAACATTAAAGAAACTTATATTCCACCAAGTGCAACTTCGTTGGGCATAGCGCCGGCACATATTCCAGAAATCATCACAGATAGTGGATATGGTTCACCAGTGAAATTTATTAAAGGACATGACGGCTCATTGACTCCTGCATATCCATTAGTTGATTATGGTCTAGGTAATGGACCTGAGACAAATAGAATAGATAAAATATTAATTATATTTGAAACTTTGGTATTCAATAATCTAACAAACAATAAAGATTCTGACATAGACAGCATGAAATACGGTATATATGGCACGTCTACCAATGACTATTCTGCTTCTGAAAAGAAATATATTATGTATCCATTCTTTAAGAAATGGATGATGAGAAATAGTATTGACGACTTAGCCAATGATATATATGATGTTACTGATTATAAAACATGGAACTATAGAGCAAAAGATGATACAGTTCCAGGGCATTGGAGAGGACAGTTAATCCATGCTTATGGCACAGACAGACCGCTACAAGAACCATGGAAAGCAATAAAATTATCACAGAAGCCAGCAGACTTTGATACCAAATATCCAGGCGCTTATACAACAGTAGCCTTTTGGACTAACTTAATTGTAAAAAATGGGTTAACTTGCCCGACTCCAGTTGATGCTTCAGGAAACTTACATAAGCCAAATGAATTGTTCTTCGGTAGTGCAATATCGGCAAGTGATATAGCGTCAATGGACCAAGCATGGGAATTCGGAGATAACTCGCCAGTTGAACTTGCATGGACTCGTAGTAGTGAATTTGTATTTGCAGAGTTTCTATTGATGATGTTGACAAATCCATTTGAGATTATACATAAGTATTCAACTGAATTAAAAGAGATTATTAAATTTTCTAACCAGAATGACAATGTTAATAACGCATTAGTAATCGCAGAAAAAGAAGACTACACATTTAAGTTGGGGTCAAAGTTAGGTGGTTTTGTTAATAACTTTAAATTACAAACAGAAAATAATTCACTATCAAATAGTAGATTCACTGAATTACCAGAAGACAACTTTGATTTGTTTGTCCATTCTGGTGTACCAAACAGAAGTGAATACTTTAGTGCTATTGTATTAGAAAAAGTATCAACTGCTACTAAGCATCCAGTTTACGCACTCGCTGATGTGGCAACTTACTTCAAGGGTATGGTTGTTCTCAATTCAACAGATAACAAATATTATAAAAGAAAAGTAGACGGTGGTTCAGCAAAAGAAATGGGAGGAATAATTACCTTTGACTATGGAAGTTGGACATTAGTTTCGCAACCTAAAATTGATAAATTTGGATTTAGAATTCATGGGTATGATGAACTAAACCCTACATTTTATGCGATGGGATGGGATAAAGCAAGTGGAGAAAAAGCATTCTCAACAGCAGGCGACAAACTTACATTACAGAATTGGACTTCAGGCGCATACTACAGAATGGATTCATATGCATTATGGAACAATGTTCCTTATGTTTGTCTGACTAGTCATACAGCATCCACTGACTTTGACAATAATATATCAGATTGGAAACCAGTAACAGAATGGCCAAAGACAAACAAAATCCAAGCAATGGGTTACAAAGATTTAGTAAATGATACTGTAAAGAATTATAATTACGGCGATATCTTAGAAACAGTAGATGACGTTGCTCATTTAATACTGGGTTACGCACATTATCTTGGATTAGTAGGCTGGGATTTCACAGACTCAAGTGAGTTTGGAGAGCCACTAAATTGGGAAAATCTATTATACAAATTTTTAGAATGGCAATCAGAAAATAATTCAGTTGGTGATTTTATCACTCTTACACCTTTATTAACAGGTGGTAGTTTTAAGACAGATTACGGCGTAGCCAGTGTGGCAACAGAAACATTTAAGAACTACTATCGCATAGTAGATGCATCGGGTAGACTTATACCAAGTACTGAAGTTAATTTTCATACAGACGGTTCTAAATTAACATTCACAAGTAACATTCCTATCTATGGAATGAAGATGGATATAAGAGATATCGAACACGCATTCGTTATCGATAGAACTGATAGTTACGGAGATATTATATACGACCCTCAGAATCATAATAGAAATCTTAGAGTACAAGTGGATTGTAACAGAACGATTGGATGGGACGGAACAATGGCAGTTGATGGTTACATTGTACACAACAATGAATTAATACCTAACTTCGATACGATGATTTCTGAAACTAAACATTACAGAGATACATTAGTTGACCAAAGTCTATCCATTATCAATAAGTTAAAATCAAATCAATATGGTTATACAACAAGAACGTATCTATCAAATCATGGCGTTGAAAGAGAGTCGCAATTAGAATTTTATAAAGGTTTCTTATCACATAAAGGAACAGGTTCTAGTATCAACAGAATTATTAACAATAACAGTGGTGTCAAAGACATAAAACATTGTGATATATGGGCAATTAAATTAAGTGAGTACGGACACCAGTCTTCGAAATTCACAATGAAAAAAGAAGTTACCGTTAGTGATATGATTCAGGACCCATTTTTAATAGAATATGAAGAAGATGATAAAGAACTATTACCAACTAATAAAGAAAAAAATATAGCAATCAAAACTACCGGATATGTGAATGAGTCCGATGTAAGTTATGTCACTAGTACATATGACTCGTTAACTTCATTGACTGAAACTGCTCTATATGAAGGAGACACAGCATGGCTACAAGCAGACGATGATAGAGAATGGGATGTAGTGCGACTTAGTGAAGTATCAGAAATAAGTTATATTGGCGAAACATCAGATAACCAATTATATATTGGTACTGCTTCTCCTATTGATGCCACATCTCTTGCTAAGCCGATTTATTTAAAAATATCTGCTGATGAGATAACACCAACGATAGCAGGTTATTACTTACTATCTTCTAATGGAACAAAAACAGTAAGTGGAGCGATAGTAAATGAGTACCTAGTATTTGAAGAAGATTTTGAGCCATTAACTGTTGAGATAGATTCTGCAACTTCAAACAGTGTCTTTGTGCCAACTAGTTCAAATTCTGGAGTAGAAGCGATAGGGTCAATTAGTAATCCAGTATTTGATAGTGGCGATATTATTACAATCGATGGAGCATCTTTCACTTACACTCCGTCAGGAACTACTAGTACGGGAATAACGATTCTTGGAACAGTTGCTAATCCAATTATATCAGAAGGTGAACAAGCAAGTTTTGTTGTTTACAATGACTCCGGTATAGTTGAGAACGGAACAAACACAACTGTAACATTCTCAGGAACTGTTGCGACAACAACAGGAGCATTCAGTTCAAATCAAGGTGACCAAATCACGGTAGATGGTACAGCGGTAACTATTGGTTACAGTGCATCTGCGCCTATATCAAAAACATCAACGGCGACAAGAAGTTCAACACTAACAACACTAAACACAGTAGTCATTGATGGGGTAACAAAGACAATAGCAGATTTAACAGTTACTGGAACAGTTTCTTCCCCAGTTATGCCTTCTACAAAGCCACTAACAATTAATGGCGACACAATTGTATTATCAAGTGGTGCTGATTTGGCCGCAATCGTAACTGCGATTAATTCAGGAACTGGTAAGGTAGTAGCAAGTACTTCAGGAAGTAATTTAGTTATTACAACTACTCTTACCCAACTGTCTATGCAGGGTGGTTCACTAATAGATTTGGGGCTATGGACTACAAACTCATATACAGATTCAAAACTAGATAATCTAGCAATAGCACTAACTACAATAACTAATATTACAGCAACAGTAGGTGCAACCAATGTTATGACTGTAGCAAGTTCTGGGACTACAATGACAATTTCTGGAACTGCATTAGTTCAATTGGGCATCACAGCAGGCACATACGAAACCAATTCTAATCCAACAGTAAATAGTGTTTCTGCACAGATAAATGCATTAAGTATATCCGGCGTAACTGCATCAGTTGTGACTGAAACTATTAAGATATCAAGTTCAAATCATAACTTAGATATAGTTGAAGTAACTGCTGGCGCTATGAGTAGATTGGGCTATGCAACTACTACAATAGCAATCGATGCCACCGACACAATAGTATCTGACTTGAACACTCAAGTATTTACGGGTTCAACAGTGACTGCGGCAAAAGCAGACAGACAAGTAAAAATAACAAGTTCAGAGAAGAGCATTGTTACATCTAATATTGCTGGAAATCCTCTATCTGATATGGGAATAACAGCAGGAACATATAGCAACACAACATCAACAAGTCCTTCTGCATTAGAATTTGCAAGCCAAATCACTGCGGCTTCAGAAAACGTAGTTGGATTATCAAGTGACGGAAGAATGATATTCACTAATGACACAGTTCAAATGTCATTCTCGGGTACTGCTTCGTCAGTACTAACTAAAGTTGGCCTTGTGCTACTATACTCAAATGTGACATCGAGTGCGAACTTTAAAGCAATGCTATGGAAATCAGTGAGATACACTCCTGGATTTAATGGTTACAGTACTCGTTTAGAATTTACAACTGCACTTGGATTGAACAGTGCAAGTAAATTATGGATAGATGATTACAGTACTATCGGTTGGGCAGTGTTAAGTTATAGTCCAGTTAGCGGCACATCAGTTCATGCGAGAAAGGCAACGGTTACTGTTGATGGAGTAACGGGAGTTATAGACACAGATTTAACAAAAAGATTAATAGTCCAAGATGATGAGAACTTTACGAATCATCAACTATATGACCCACTTAACTTAAAGATGCCTGGTGCAATTATTTCAAAACTAGATTACGTTATGTGGACTGACCCGGCGAAATATAATACAACTACAAGCAATGACATGTGGTTAGATGAAAGACTTGGTGAAATGTGGTGGGACACAGACCTAGCACGTTTCTATCGTTACAATGACTATGGTGATGCCAATGGAAATCTAAATGTAGAGTTCGTAAGAAGGTATTGGGGTAAAACAGTAGATAGTTCTAAGATGGTGGTAAAGGAATGGACAAAGTCTCGAAAATTGCCCGTAGGTATTACTGCATATAACTCAAAGACATACTATGATACTACTGCTGGCAAAGAAGTAACAGAATACTTCTACTGGTTATCAACAGGAGAAGATGCCAAAGAACTTTCAATGCTACTTGCATCATCTGGTCCTAAAAACAAATTCTTGCCAGTTGGCACAAAGAGTGTTGTTATTAGTAACAATGCTAAGACATATAACAGTAGTAAAATAAAAGCATCATTAGAATATCAGATAACACCAGGAATTGTCAAAGAAAATTCAGATTGGCAACTGCTTATAGAAAGCGATACGGGAACAGTTGAGAGTACAGTATTAGATGACATGACTAACTCTGTCTCTGGCATCACTATAGACAAATCATATGCTACAAAATTGATAGCATCAGACTTGTCTGATGTTAACTTCGCAATCGTGACCCCAATTGATAGTCACAACAATCAGTTTATATCTGGGTTGACTATAAATGACATTGTGGTCACTACAAGTAATAAGACAGTAAAATCGAGTTATTTAACTATTGACGGTGCTACTTTGAAAATAGACCAAGACCATAAGACGGTTGTGGGAGATGTAGTACGAGTTTATAAAGTAAAAGATACAACTGATAATTGGTTTACAATTACTCACAAAGCAAAAGAAAACTTTGCATCGATTATTAATACAGCAATGAGTACAGAATTACTACAGACCAAGTATTCAAACTATTTACAGTATATAGACACAGATGACTTCATCTTTAGCCTTGGCGATTGGTATATAAACGATAATTATAAAACTATTAAAACTTTCTCATATCTATCTACTACTAGAGAGTTCGATATGATTGACCAATATGAAAAGGGCATCAAGTCATTTAAATTAAAATTACCTACACATGACGAATATTACTTTGAAGTTGATAACAGACTTCAATTAGTCAATAGAAGTAAAAGTGCATTGAACATATCACTTAATGATATAACATATCCAGAAACAAAGAAAGGAACTCAGTTTGAAGTTGGTAAAAAATATGAGATATTGACTATCGGCACAACAGACTTTACATCAATAGGTGCAAATAAAAACACAGTTGGTAATACTTTTACAGCAACGGGCGTAGGTTTAGGAACTGGAACAGCAGTTGAAGAATATTACAAGAATGCGGCGGGAATCCAGATACAAGAATTAATGAGGCTAATTAGAAGCCATTCTACTACAGCATTCGTTAATAATATATTTTATGGTATGATTGAATATCTTTACACTGAAAAGTCATATCCTTCTTGGTTATTTAAGACAAGTTATTTTGACTTAAACTTACATAGCAGAGCATTAAAACAACATGCAGTGTACCAGAGAGATAGTGAGGCTGACATACTAGAATATATCAGAGAAACAAAACCATATCACGCAAAGGTACGAGAAGTAAGACGAATGCATAACACAACAGACAAGGCAAGCGTATTAACCACTATTGCTGAGAACATGAAACTTACTTTAGACTTTGGTAAAGCCAGCAGATATAAAAAAGATGGCGAGACTTATGATGGTGGTATAACAGGAAACATACCAGCAAATACTACAGACAACGATGTCGGTAGTCATGGCGACCTAGAAGCAGGTGCGTTACTAAGATATAGAACTACTTCAACTTCAGTTGCCGGTGGTATCGATACTGGTGAAGTAAGTGCGAGAGCATTAGAGTCTTCTGTTGTTATAGTACAAAATTATACGGATACTCCAGGTGGTCCAGATTCAAATGTAGTTGGTGCAAATTTATCAACATTACATCTTGACAAAACACAATTTTATGTGTATGATGTATATGGTAGAGGTTATAATGTTCCTATTAAAGATTGGGGATTATTGTCAGATAGTTGGACAGTTAACTCTGGTTCATTTGTCATTGGAAGAGAGTATACAATAACAGCAACTCATGACTCAATAGTACTACCAGCAGAAACTCCAACAGACTTTACTCTAATTGGCGCGGCCAATAGTAATGTAGGTACAGTATTCACTGCAACTGGAGTGGGTACAGGAGACGGCACAGCAAGAGGTCCATTAATATTGACATCATTGCAAGGCACAGCAACAGCACAAGAATTAAGTGCTTCAAAAAATAATAAGAAATTGATTGCAGTAC